ACAGAAAACAAATTATCATTCTTATTTGGTTCAGTAGAAAAAGGTTCTCAGGCATTTAAAACATTAAATTCATTTGCAAGTAAATCACCATTTGCATTTCAAGATATAATTTCTTCTGCTGGTAATTTAGCAGTAGTGTCTAAAGACTCAGAAGAACTAGCAAGAAACTTACAAATAGTTGGTAACGTATCTGCAATAACTGGATTAGATTTTCAAACATCTGCTGAACAAATATCAAAAGCTTTTACTAAAGGAATTAACTCAGCAAGACTTTTCCAAGATAAAGGTATTGCTAGTTTATTAGGATTTCAAAATGGTGCTGAAGTAAGTGCATTTGCAACACAAGAAGCTTTTATTAGAGTATTTGGTGCTGGTGGTAGATTTGCACAAGCTTCTAATGTTTTATCAAATACATTTCAAGGAACACTAACTAAGATTACTAACTCATTTGTTAAATTCCAAAATGATATTAACAAAGGTGGTTTCTTTAATTTTATAAGTTCAGGATTATCAGTAATAAACGATAATATAGATAAAAACAGTGCAACACTACAAAAGTTTGCGATAGCATTTGGAGAGCAATTAACAAAAGCAATAAAAGGTTTGTTATTAGGAACTGGTTTAATTATTGATGCCGTTGCACCTATATTTAAGTTTGTAGCAAGTGGTATTGAAGGATTATTAAAAGCTTTAGATGCACTTCCAAGTGGTGTTAGAGAATTAGGTGTTATAGGATTTTTATTACTAGGAACTGGTGGGAAGTTAATAGCATTAGCACTTGGTTCATTATTAGATCAACAAAGAAAATTTGTAGAACAATTCAGCGACCAAAAATTCTTCTTAGAAAAGAACACAGGTGAGTTAAATAAACAATCTGGTGCTTATGGAGTTATTAAAGAATTTTTAAATGAAATAGATTTAAAAACACAATCTATTAATGAAAAAAATCAGCAAAAGAATGAACTAATTAATAATGCTAATAGTGGTTTACAAAAAGAATCAAGTTTATTAGATGAAATTATAGAAAAGTTTGGAAGAATTAATACTGAAGCTTTAGATCAGCTTAAAAAAACATCTGATGTAGTAGTACAAACTCTTAATCAAGGTATAAAAGATTTTTCAAAAGGTATTGCACAATCTATTGTTTTAGGAAAGTCTTTAGGAGAAGCTTTAAAATCTGCTGTGCAAAATGCCTTAGTAAATATATTAGCAACTCAAATTGAAATATTAATTAGAGAAGGATTAAAATTAGCTGGTCTTAAATTACAAACAGCAGAAATTGCAAAACAAAATGCTTTACTATCTCAAAGACAGGCTATTGGTGGTGGTGATAGTGGTGGATTATTTGATTCTTTATTAAGTTTTGGAACTAGTTTATTTGGTGGAAGTGGTGGTGGATTTAATCCTGATATTGGTGGAATACCAGATACTTATGTAGGAATGGCAGAAGGTGGTTCTGTTAGAGGTGGTATGCCAATCACAGTAGGAGAACGTGGTAGAGAATTATTTATACCTTCATCAAATGGAACTATTGTACCAAACCATGATTTAAGTGGTGGAATGAATATAACATTTAATATTCAAGCAAATGATGTTAGAGGTATAAAAGAATTATTAATTGATAATAGAGCAACTATAATTAACTTAGTTAATCAAGGTGCTAATGCGAAAGGAAAATCTAATATAGTATGAGTGGCACATTCCCATCAAGTCCAGCACCAAGAGATGTAGCAATATCATCTAATCAAAATACTATTGTTACAACTACTGCTTCTGGCAGACGACAAGCTAGACAAATAGATGGACAAAAATTTAGATTAAGAATTAGATTTCCAGTTATGACTAGAGCAGAATTTGCACCTATTAATGCTTTCATAATGAAACAAAGATCACAAATGGAATCATTCCAATATGTTCCACCAACAATAGATGATTCATTAGGAGTTGCTTCAGGAGTTATATCTGTAAATGGTGCTGTAAGTGCTGGTGCTACATCTTGCTCAATAGATGGCATGGCAAATAGCACATCAGGAGTATTTAAAGCTGGATATTATTTTAGATTTACTGGACAGAACAAAGTTTACATGATTGTTGCAGATGTTAATTCAAATGGTTCTGGTGCAGGAACATTAACATTTGAACCACCATTAAGAGCAAACGTAGCTGATAATGCAGTTCTAATTTATTCTAATGTAGATTTTACAGTTGGTTTAACTGGAGATATTCAAGAATTTACTATTGGCACAGAAAACTATTTTCAATACGAAGTTGATCTTATAGAGGTATTGTAATGACTAGATCATTAAGTGCTTCGCTAATATCAGAATTAGAAACAAATAAACTTAATCCAGTTGAACTTGTTTATTTAGGTATTAGCACAGGAACTTATTATACAGATCATTATAAAAATTTAACATTTGATGGCAATACTTATACAGCTTCATCATTGTTTTTAGGAAGTTCTGAAGTTCAAGAAAACGCAGACGTTGCTGTAAATACATTATCACTTAAATTTTCAGGTGCAGATACAACAATAATTTCTTTATTGCTTAACAATAACTATATGAACAAACCTGCAAAAGTTTATAGAGGTTTTTTAAATGATTCTCAGGCATTAATAGCAGACCCATTTCTTTTATTTGATGGAAGAATATCTAGCTTTACTTTAGAAGAAAACGAAACAACTTCTTCTGTTAATATTATTATAGCATCACATTGGGCAGACTTTGAAAAGACTTCAGGAAGAAGAACTGCTGAGAACTCTCAAAAACTTTATTTTCCAAATGACAAAGGAATGGAGTTTGCAAGTAAGACAGCACAAAGAATTAAATGGGGTTCAGCTTAATGAATGACTTATATAGAACAATTCATTTGTTTAGACAATTTCCTAAGTACGATAAATTATCTTATGAATTTTTAGTTAAGATGGTTACACCATCAATTAACTTAGACCAATATCAAATACACAGAATAGGCAATCAAGATATTGGATTTACTAACTGGGCTTTTCTTAGTGATAATGTTGAACAAAGATTTGTTTTAACAGGAAAGCTAAAAGACAATGAATGGAATTGTGGAGACAATATTTGGGTTATGAATGTATTAGCTAAAAGTAATTGCTTACAAATTATGAAGTGGGTTAAGAATTATTTTAAAGATAAAATTGAAGTTAATGAATCTGTTAAATGGGTAAGACAAGATAATAACTTTCATATTTATAGAAAAGCAGAAAAGTTTAAAAGGGAGTTTCATATCTAATGGCTAAAGGTGTACTAGCATCAGCAATTATTCAGTTCGTTATAACAACAGCTATAAGTTATGTTATATCGCCTAAACCAAAATCGCCTAGACAATCATCACAAGATGAAGCTAAAGGAACTTTAGTAAATAAAGACTCTAACAACAATCCTATTCCTATTGTTTATGGTAAAAGACAAGTAGGATTAACTAGAGTATTTGTTGAGAGTTCTGGTTCTGATAATCAATATCTTTATGTTGCTGGAGTTCTTTGTGAAGGTGGTGGTGCAGGAATTACTGCAATAGATGAAGTTTATGTAGATGACAAACTAGTTACGTTTGATGGTTCATTAACTAATGGAACTTTAAGAGGAGTATCTAGTTCAGATGCTAATTTTTATAAAAACGGAGAATCATTAATATCTATTCAAGGATTTTTTGGTTTAGACAATCAATCAGCTTCTTCTTTACTTGATGAAACAACTAACTGGACATCAGATCACAAACTATCTGGTCTTGCTTATGTTGCTTTAAGATTTAAGTGGAATCAGGATGCTTTTAATGGATTACCAGAAGTTAGAGTAACTGTTAGAGGTAAAAAGATTTATGACCCTAGATTAGATTCTACCAAAGGTGGTTCTGGTTCTCATAGACAAGATGACCCAACTACTTGGGCTTATTCTAATAACTCATCATTAGTTCTTTTAGATTATTTAAGAAATAGCAGATATGGAAAAGGATTACCTAATGATGCCTTTGAAACTAATTATGATTCATTTAAGACTTCAGCAAATACCTGCGACACACAAGTTACACCTTATTCAGGTGCAGTAAGCAATATAAATTTATTTGAAACAAACGCAGTTATAGACAGTGAAAAAAAGGTATTAGAGAATGTAAGAGAATTGCTTGTGCCAATGAGAGCAATATTTAATTACACACAAGGCAAATACAAAGTTATTATTGAAGGAACAGGAAGTTCACAATTATTATTAACAAAAGATAATGTTGTAAGTGAAGTCAAATTACAAGGCGAAAACAAATCTGAGAAATATAATAGAGTTGTAGGAACATTTACAAACCCAGAAAAAGATTATCAATCAGATACAGTTTCATATCCACCTTATGATGACTCAGCTTTAGACCCATCAGATCAACACGCAACTATGTTAAGCGAGGATAATAATACTTTATTAGAGAGAAGCTTTGATATGATTCACGTTACATCACCTTATCAAGCAGAAGAAATTTGCGAGAACATATTAAAAAGATCAAGAAACAATTTAAAAGCAGAAGTTACAGTTACATCAGAAGCACTTAATTTATCTATTGGAGATATTGTAACAGCAACTTATGATACAGCAGGTTTTAGTGCCAAACCTTTTAGAGTGATGTCTTTAGCTATTAATTCAGATTCAACAGTAACTCTTGGATTAGAAGAACATCAAGATAATTTCTATACTTGGGAATCAAAATCACAAGCACCAACAATAGCTGATACTGTATTACCAAATCCTTTTTCTGTATCTCCACCAGCTTCAGTTACTTTAGATGACCAATTAATTGAATACTCAGACGGAGTTGTTATTACAGCTTTAGATATAACAATCGGTGCATCACCAGATAACTTTGTAGATTACTACCAAGTAGAATATAAACTAAGCACAGATACTGATTATCTTATATCTGGTCAGGTTACAGGATTATTCCATAGAATATTAAACGTAAAAGATGGATTTACTTATAACGTAAGAGTAAAGGCATTTAATACATTAGGAGTATCTTCTACATATACATCTGCAACAAGAACTATTATTGGTGGAATTGCACCACCTTCTGATGTAACAGATTTCTCTTGTAATATTATTGGTGGAGATGCACATTTATCTTGGCAACAAATTACTGATTTAGATTTAGCACATTATCAAATTAGATATTCTACATTAACAACAGGTGCTTCTTGGGGTAACTCAGTTTCTTTAGTTGAAAAGGTTGCAAGACCAGCTACTTCAGTAACAGTTCCAGCAAGAGTAGGTTCATATCTTATAAAAGCAGTAGATAAAAATGGTAACTATTCATCTAACGAAACAATTATAGCAACTAATATTTCTACAATAGGGAACTACAATGCTGTTGCAACACAAACTGAATCTCCAACATTTTCAGGAACTAAAACTAATGTAATAGTTTCTGAAGGAACATTAAGATTAGATTCATCAGAACTATTTGATTCTGCAATAGGAAACTTTGATGATGCTACTTCATTCTTTGATTCTGGTGTAACTGCTTATGACTTATATTCTGAAGGAACTTATTTATTCTCAGCACCAATAGACATAGGTGGAGTTTATACTTCAAGAGTAACTGCTTCTATTACACAGACATCAGATAACTTAGATGATTTATTTGACAGTAGAGTCGGTTTATTTGATGATGCACAATCTAACTTTGATGGCGACACTCCAGCTAATTGTAATGCTCATATTGAGATTGCTTTATCTAATGACAATATAACTTATACTTCATTTAGAAACTTTGTAGTTGGCGATTACACAGCTAGATATTATAAATTTAGAGTAACATTGAGGTCTTTTGATTTATCATCAACACCAGTTATTAGTGCTTTGTCAGTAAGTATAGATATGCCAGATAGAATATTTAGTGGAAATGATATTGTTTCAGGAACAGGAACTTATACTGTTGCATTTACTTTACCTTTTTATTCATCAAGTTATGCAGTTGGAATAACAGCACAAGGTATGACCACAGGAGATTTCTTTACAATTTCAAATAAAACTGTTAATGGTTTTGATGTTGCATTTAAAAATAGTAGCAATTCAGGAGTTACTAAAACTTTTGATTATTTAGCTAAAGGATATTAGATAGAATATGGCACAACACGATTATAACATAGCAAATCAGGGTTTCCCTGCATTTAGAACAGATTTAAACAACGTACTATCAGCAATCAATACCTTAAACTCAGGAACATCTAGACCATCTTCTGCTGTTGCTGGAAGTCTTTGGTTGGACACAACAACTTCTACTGCACCTACTTTAAAATATTATGATGGTGCTGATGACATATCTCTAGCAACTATTGACCATACTGCAAACACAGTAAACTGGTTAGATTCAACAGTATCAATTACTGGTCTATCAACTACTGCAACAGGAACAGTTTTAACACTTACAGATTCTTCAATTAATTCTACACAAGACATCAGACTACCAACTGCTAAATCAATCGCAGATGATTCAGGAAATGAATATATCAAGTTTGTTAAGACAGCATCAGCAGTAAATGAAATATCAATTACAAATTCTGCAACTGGAAACTCACCAGATTTATCAGTAACTGGTGGAGATACAAATATTGGATTAAGCATAACTACTAAAGGTACTGGATTAATTAAATTTAATGATGGTGCATATTTCCCAGAAGCAACACTTACAGATGGTGCTACTGTAACTTGGGACGCATCAACAGCACCAGTTTGTAAATTAACTTTAGGTGGAAACAGAACATTATCTGCACCTACAAATGGGGCTACTGGACAATTTATTTCTATTGCTGTAATTCAAGATGCTACTGGTTCAAGAACTTTAACTTGGAACTCAGCTTATGAATTTACTGGCGATACTGCACCAACACTAACAACAACTGTATCTAAAGCTGATGTATTTGTATTTAGATATAATGGAACAGTATGGCATGAAGTGGGTAGAAACCTTAACCTTAGCATAACATAATATGTACGCACTTGTAGTTAATAACGAAATAGTAAAAGTATTTGCAAACCCAGAACCATTTACTTTAAACGATAATCAATATCCTGCACAAGTATTTACTGCTTGGTCTAAAGAAGAAAAACAAGCAATAGGAATTTATGAAGTTGAAACAGATTCTTCTAAGTTTAAAGATGAATCTTATTATAATAATACTAATGAGATATTTGAATTTAAAAATGGTAAAGCAATTAGAAAATGGGGAACTGCAACTCCTAAACAATTAGAAGATGTTAATGCTACTGATAAAGATGGCGAACCAGTAATTAGAGATGGTAAACAAGTAGTTATTAAAGGTTTAAAATCTCAAAAGATTTCTATATCTAAACAACAAACTGCTGGACTACTAAACTCTAGCGATTGGTATGTAACTAGAAAATCTGACACAGGAACTGCAATACCACAAGAAATTCAAGATTTTAGAACTGAAGTAAGAATAGTAAGTAATCAACAAGAAACACAAATAAATGCTTGTACTACTGTGGAACAACTGAAGGCATTGTATGAATATACAAATACAGGCACAGAGCAATCTCCAATCTACACTAGACCATTAGCAGAATATCCTAAAGAGGTAATCTAAATGCCTTTAATATTAGGTGCTAATTCTGTAAGTGGCTATACAGTTAAAAACTCATTAAGATTTAATTCTGGTAGTTCTGATTATTTAAACAGAACTCCTGCAACTACAACAAATCAAAGAACTTATACTATAAGTTGTTGGTATAAGAGAATGAATACTGGTTTGCAATCTGCTATTATAGGTGTAAACCCAGCAGGAGCTTCTTTTTTTTCAATCAGTATTGATGCTAGTGGAACTTATGCAAATAAATTAGGTTTTTACTGGTATGATGGTACTACTGATTATGGTTATTACTCAGATAGACTATTTAGAGATTTTTCTGCTTGGTATCATATTGTTATTGCTGTTGATACAACACAAGCAACGGCAGGTGATAGATTAAAAGTTTATATTAATGGAATTCAAGAAACATTAACTGCTGTTTATGGTTCATTTACGCAAAATCTAGATACTTATTATAACAGTAACGTCATACATTATATTGGTGCTTCTGGTGAGACTGGAACTTCTGCACTTAATGGTTATTTATCAGAATTTTATTCTATTGATGGTCAAGCATTAACACCATCATCATTCGGCGAAACAGATTTTGACACAGGAATATGGAAACCAAAAGCATACACAGGTACTTATGGAACTAATGGATTTAATTTACAATTCAAAAACTCAGCATCTCTTGGTACAGATTCTTCAGGAAACGGAAATAATTTCACAGTAAATAATCTAACTTCAGTAGATCAAAGCACAGACACACCAACAAATAATTTTGCTACAATGAATCCTTTAGGTAGTGGTTCTAATGTTACTTTTACTGAAGGAAATTTAAAACCATCAGATGATGGAACAACACATGCTTCAATGAAAGGTATATTTATTTCAACTATTGGTGTTTCAAAAGGAAAATGGTATGCAGAATTTAAATATGATGATTCTGATTGTATAGTTGGAATTGCAACAACAACAAAAGATTATAAAGGTTTAGCACAATATTATCTTGGTCAAGGAACATTAGAGTATGGTTTAGATTCTAATGGAACTCCTACTATTTATACTAATGGTTCTGGGACAACATACGGAAGTGGAAGTACAGCAAGTGGTGATATAGTTTCAGTTGCTTTAGATTTAGATAACAACAAACTTTATTTCGCTAAAAATGGTACTTATTACAATTCAGGAAACCCAGCAACAAATACTAATGGACATTCTATAACTTCTGGTGAATATTATTTTGCTGGTGGTCATGGAAATTTATCACAATTATTTGCAAACTTTGGCAACCCACCTTATACTGGTGGTAGCTATACTGATGGTGCTGGATATGGTAACTTTTCATACGCAGTACCAAGTGGGTATTATGCGTTATGTACTAAAAATTTAGCAGATTACGGATAGACTATGGCTTATACACCTATTGATAAATCAAACGATTATTTTGAAACTAAATTGTACACAGGTACTGGTAGCACACAATCTATAACTGGTCTCAACTTTTCACCAGACTGGGTTTGGATTAAAAGCAGAAGTAATACTAGAGATCATTATTTATACGATAGTGTTAGAGGTGTAAATAAAAATTTGTTTTCTAATTTATCTAATGCTGAATCTACAGATACTAATGATTTAATGAGTTATGATGCTAATGGATTTACATTAGGTGGAGAAGCTGGTGTTGGTGCATCAGGAGAAACTTTTGTATCATGGAATTGGAGAGGTTCAGATAGTTCGGCAGTATCAAACACAGCAGGAAGTATAACAAGCACAGTATCAGCTAATACAACAAGTGGATTTAGTATTGTAAGTTATACTGGAACTGGTGCTAATGCGACTATTGGACATGGTTTAGGTGTTGCACCAAGAATGATTATATTTAAAAGCAGAAATTCTGCTACTAGTTGGCCAGTCTATCATGCAAGTTTAGGTGCTACAAATTTTGTGGCTTTATCAAATACTGATGCTTCAAGTGCTAGTTCTTTAGTATTTAATAATACTGCACCAACATCTTCTTTGTTTAGTTTAGGAACTTCTGGTGGAACAAACTCTACAAGTATGATTGCCTACTGCTTCGCTGAAGTAAAAGGATATAGTAAGGCATTTAGCTACACTGGGAATGGTTCAACTGATGGAAGTTTTATTTACTGTGGATTTTTGCCTTCATTTGTTTTGTTAAAAAGAACTGATAGTGCAGGATTTAATTGGGTGATACATGATAATAAAAGAGATATAAATAATCCTGATTCTGCATACTTACATCCAAATACATCTGGAAGTGAAAGCACAGATAGAGATATAGATTTATTAAGTAATGGATTTAAAATGAGAAATTCTAATACTACTTGGAATGCTTCAGGTGGAACATATATTGGAATTGCATTTGCGTCTAACCCATTTGTTTCTTCAAAAGGAATACCTACCTGTGCTTTTTAAGATTTGTAAGAATCCTAAATGCAACAAAGAATTTGTTTTAAATAGAAAAGATAAAGTTTTCTGCACAAGAAGATGCAAGACTATTTATTTCAGGATTACAAAACCAACTATCTATAAGCAATATCTAAAAAAGCATTACATAAACAATGCTGATAAAATAATTAAAAGAAATAATGAATATTATTTAAAGCATAGAGATAAAACTATTAAATACCTTAGCCAATATTATTACGATAACTTTGAATACTATCAAAAAGCCAGAAAAGAACATTACTTAAATAATCTTGAGCATTATAAACAATACGCAAAACAATACAGAAAAGACAAACCACATATTTACAAAGATGCTAATGCAAGAAGAAAAGCTAGTAAACTAAAAGCCACACCTAAATTTGCCAATCTTCAAAAGATCAAAGAGATATATATGAATTGTCCAAAAGGTTACCATGTAGATCATATAGTACCACTTCAAGGCAAGAACGTATGTGGACTTCATGTAGAATGGAATTTGCAATACCTAACACCTTATGATAACAAATCTAAATCTAACAAATTAATAATATGATTACATTTATACTAGGAACTATCTTAGGATTATATTTGGAATGGAAGTTTGAGATCGCCAAATATATTATAGAGTCAATTAAGATTTACTTAAACTTGAAATAATCAAGTTAATCACCATATCCGTTAAAACAAACGGAGATAACAATGCTAAACTATTCAGACATAAAAGCTTATTGGTCTAAATT